ATTATATAGAGACAATAGATGTTGGTGATACTAGAAATCTTTTAGCCATTAGCCAAGGAACTGGTCGTATTGCTGTTATCGAAAACATAGATAGTGATAATCCAATCGCCCAAGACTCAGATACGGCTATTAATTTAGGGGTAACAAACGGAAATACCTTAGATTTTGAAAAAAGAAATAAAGAAATATATATTGCAAAGGGAAAAGAGCATCCACCACAATGGTTAGGTTATAGTAAATTTGGTGGATGGGTTGGAGAAGGAGATTCAGAATTAAAATGTGTACCAGCTTTAGATTTATTAACTGGTAGTGATAATCCTGAAACCGATTGCTTTGACCAGAGTATTGTACTTAGGGCAGGTGGTGGTGCGAATCTTACAGATGCTAAGATTATTGTTGGAATAAAAGTAGACGGTGAACTAAGGCAGGAGGATAAGGTTTGGGTACAGAATATCCCAGATAAAAAGTTGTATGAGTTTGGATGTATCACATCACCGATAGCTATAAAAAGATGGTACGGTGTCATGGATGGAAATTATTGTGACGGATTTGCTGTTATGAGAAAAGCAAATAACACGGAACATTGTGTAGATATAGACTTATGGGACTTAAATACTGGTGAAGGTACATATGAGGGACAACAGGCTAATATGTACAATACTTTACATATAGAAAAGCCTGATGGAGAAGGAACAGAAAGTCCATACGATGTTGGGTATTATTCAGATTTTTTAATTGTCCCTAAAGTATCAGATATGGACCATACTGACCAGAGATGGACTATATTAGTATCTAGAAGCGAGGCATACACAAATAGGACAGGTAATGGGACTCAAGCCACGATGGTAAAACAAAATAGTTGGCTATGGTCAACTGGAGAGAATACTCAAGGAAGAATGGATTCTCCGGGTTATGTATTTACAAGTACTTCATTAGAAAGTATCACACCAAGATTATTTAATAAAACATTGAGTCCAAATGCCACGCCAACGGGAGAAATGTTTTATGCGGTAAAAGGACACTTCGCAGGTAATGACAGGTCTATTACTACTGGTGGCACTACCTACACAGCTAATATGCCAGATTATACATTTGTTCATGCATCAGCCTTTAGCAATGAAACCTCCGGCGGTTTGATACCCCATTTTGATGATACAGCAAAATACTGTTTAGAATTTGCAGGATTTAATTCTGAAGATAGTAGTTATGGAAAGACACCGATTATTTATTTTACTGCTAAGATACAGACTCCTAAAGCCCGAGGAGATAAAAACTGGTATAATGCAAGAGCTTGTTTATCAATATCTCAACGGTTTATAAACCATGCGAATGAACCGGGGGGGAATAGCCTAGCAGAAGCTTGGCACCAACCCGTTTTTGGACCATTTATGGGGGATAATAATACTAATCAAACTAGTAAGGTATATAGAGCAGTAAAGTGGGTTACATATGCTATGACCATCAATGATGATAATACTGGTGAAGCACAACAGAAAGCTTTTTGTCATATGACGGACTGGAATAGTGGCACTACTCAATTAGGTAGATGGAAATCACTTATGGGTTCCGAATATCAGATACCGGGATGGCTTAAGCTCGGTGGACTAGGTATGTTTGCAAATAAAGGTCTACTGCAATGGGACAATATTCCATCTTATGAACCAAACTTCGGTAAAGATGGAAGAATAATTGCGTCAACAGTTGGAACTAAGCGACAAAGGTCACTTCTTAGCTATGTTAGGGGCGGTAATAGAAAGCTCTTGCACTTTAGATTTGGACATGAAGCTGATAAACCTCAAAGGGTTAGTAGTTCTACTAAGCCTCAATTATTTCCTAATGATTGGTCAGTAGATGCTTACACAGAATTTCAGGGTGAAGTATATGAGACTGCTTACAAGCACTGGAATTATGACCAAGTAGGGACTGTAGTCGCTCAAAGTGTAACTCCAGATGCTGGTGGAATAGCTTTTTCTGGTTCCGTAGCAAATAGTCTAAAGATGAAGAGATGGACAAAACTTGCCGAAAGTGGTTCTCAAGATGATAAGGGCTCTTATAGAGCGTGTGAACATGGGAATATAGTTCTCCATTCAGGTTATTGGTATCCTAGTGCCGCCAGTGTATTTCACGTTATGTCTGTTCCTTGGGGTGACCACTCAATAAAACAATTTTTTAAAGTCGTTGATTCAGCTAATACAGCAACATCGGCTAATATATATACTTCGTCTGCATCTCTATTTTCTATGCAAACTCCAACAGAGACTGGTGCCGAGGACTCTTGGTCGGGGATTAATTGTGCAAAGGTTTTCTATAAAGCATCTCTTATCTATGATGGGTATCAAGAGTCTGCGTTAATTAGTACTACTGGTACATTTTGGGCGGGGACTGGGACAACCACAGCTCCAATAACGAAGACAATGACTATCGAAATGAGAATTTCTGATTCTATGTCATTAAATGATAGGATTACTGGAATAGCTGTATATAGAGCAACGTCCCTTCAAAAAGATACGCTTCAACCAGAGACACTGTATAGGTTTATTCAAGAGGTCCCGTTATATCAGTTTAATCATAATGACGCTGGAAGTTACCATAGTTTTAGTATAAATGATACTGGAGATGCTGAAGGAACTTACGAAGCCGTTAATGGAATTAGTGAACAGATTTTTGATATGGCATTGTCATATAGTGTCAATACACAACAGAATGGATATCACTTTGTTGGAAACTGTAGTCATCCACAGATAGCTGATGCTGAAAACTTTCTATTTAGGTCTCAACCCGGAAAGTTCTCAATCTTTGATTGGACAAAAGATTTTGTTCAATTACCGTTTATACCAGTTGCCTTAAGAGGGTTTATGGGAAAGGTTTACGCATTTAGTAATAGTCAAGTAGCTGTAATCAATCCTAACAACTTATTTATTGAAGATGTTATTGAGGGTACTGGATGTATTAATAGTAAGACCGTATTAATTACTGACTCTGGAATGATGTGGTGTGACTATAGAAATGTATATCTAGCTAGTCCCAGTATGAAACCTATTGGAGATGCTATATTAAATGTAGATACATATGGATGGTTAAATATTCCAACTGATAATAAGGATACTATACGATGTGGCTACGATTCAAAAAGGAAAGCTTTTTTAATCTTTTTCACTGTAACAGTTGATTCAACAGAAGAATTTAGATGTTGGAGTTATAGTACACAAAAAAACAGATGGGATTTATTTTCTACCCCACAAGAGGTTAGGGATACGGCACTAACAAAAGACGGTGCAACAATTTTATTATTAAAGGATAATAGTTTAGCGAAGTTCTTATCAAATACAGGTAACAGAGAAGACTGGTATTGGGAATCAAAGAAGATTCAAATGGGTAATACTATGTCTGATAAGAAAGTTAGAAATATGAAAGTTGAAGGAAATTCAAGAAGTCAGACTACTGTGAAATACAAATTAGATGGAGATTCTTCTTGGAAAACAGGAAGTGATATATCTTCTCAGTTCACTGGAGCCGGAAACCTTGCCTTTAAGTTACAAACGGCTGATAGGTCTAAAAAAGTTCATTGGTTAAAATTAAGGATAGATGGAGATAATACTACTGCTGGTACAGATATTAAGGCATATGCTACTTCTCTTATTTATAAATCAAAGAGACCCAAATAATGTCAAAAATGAGAAGAAACAATCCTAATATTCTTAGAACATCTGCATCTGTTGTGAATCATTACAGTGATGCTAAAGAAGATGATAGATTAGCATCAGATGAACTATTGAATAAGAGTACTAGTGCCAATGAAGAACGTGGAAGTGCTGGTGTAGAAGGTACTATAAGGATAGTTGTAGATGGAGAGTTACCTTACCTTGAAGTAAAGTCTGCTGAAGGATGGGTTAGGTCTGATAATACAAGCACTTCTGGGTTTTCATTCAAGAAATAAGTAAATTAAAATGAGAAATAGGACAATATTATGAGTTGGTTAAGCACAAAATGGGACGAATTAACTGGTAAAAACCAGAAAGTCGGTTTAGATACAATAGATGCCGAGTATAACAAAGCCTTTGGAACAGGTAGGGAGCAACTTGGATTTGAAGGTGAAGGGTTAGGTGCTGTCG